CACGGTTGAGCTCTCTTTCAATCCCCAAGAAGATGATCGTCGTAAAGACGAGAGCTTCGAAGGGAAAGCAGAGAGCTGATCCCATGGACGCGAACTTGGCGAGACGGATAACTCCGCCATCGCCAGGCAGTTCAGCCTTCCGTGATCGAGTAGCATCCACGGCGTTTCTCAACGCGCGGTGATTAGCTACAAGAGCACGTACGTGCTGATTCGAAACCCTGTCCGAAGCTTCACTCAAATCGAGTGTAGCGAGAGCTCCCGTTAGGGAACCCTCTTTGGCGAGAACCTGGTTAGGTTCTTGCCGTTCGAACATGACGAGGTTGCGCGCGAAGTCATCGCGTGCAATCTCTTCCACCATCGTCTCGAGAATACCCTGCTGCATATATTGCATTGCAGTAGGCTCGACGGCGATGATTCGTGGGGTTTTGAGCGTCTTGGGGACGGTGATGACTCTGACAGCCATCTCCTCCCCGGGAGGCAGGATTGAAACCTCCTCGGTCCGATCAAGAAACCGAGGGTTTGGAATCAGGTACTCCCAGTGTGGGAATTCTGATTCCAACCGTGAGGTCCACAGTTGACAATCGTACTTCGAGTTTCCTCGGAGTCGGTCGGCTGTAGCACCCGGACCGTGCTTTGGAAGCACTCCGTTCGTGTGGATGCGAACATCCACGCGAGTGAGGAGCCTGCTCCAAAGCAAACGGCCGACGCGAGCAAAGTCAGCCAGATCATGGCTACTTGCGTTCGCGTCATGTAGGCGAACATCCTGCTCAGTCTGGACATATCCACTGATTGCCTTCCTTGTGCGGGTTTCCGTACATGGCAGTGCTATCTTGCTGAACATCAGTGTAAACTGACGTACCGCAAAGATAGCGTCAATCGATGGATAGTCCAGCAACCGAGCACTCTTGCGGTCGAACACGCACTCTAGGAAACCTCCGAGAAATCGGGGGAGACCGCCAGTCCGGGCAAAACCCGGAAACTGGTCGAGAGTCACAGAACCTTGATCGAGACTTTTTTCGAAGTCTTTACCAAAGTTCGCGAGGGTTATCGTCAGAAATGACAACCCCTCATGTTCGATCCTCCCCAGGACTGTTTTGAGGTCCTGGGTGGTGCTTGTGCCGCATCTGCTCCCCAGATCTTCGAGGAGCGGTTGCAGAAGTTCGGTCGGGCTTTTCATGGTGTCCTCCGTTATGAATCGGGGGTACATCATCCTCAGCCTCGGCCAGCACGAGTTCACGTTCAATGATCCAGTAATACACCAGAAGAACACGCCCGCAAGGGCATGTCCAAACCGGTGCATTGCCGGCATCACTGAGCATGAATGTCGTCTTACACTCGGTGAGATCCAGTCTAGTTCTCACCACCCAGTAGCTGGGTGACCTTAGAACCAGATGAAGCTGTCAAGTAGGCGGTAAAACCGTCTACGAGAAACTTCAGCTCTGCGTTCGTGAAGCCGTTGACCGGGTGGTCAACGACGACATAGACGCTAGCAGAAGACTCCACGTTCCGCTCAGGAATGAACGGATCCGCGGAGATCTTCTTCTGGGTGAGACGGATACTCCTCCGCGTCCGACGCCCGTAGGCGTTGGACACGGCAAGCCGGAAAGCACCGTCGGCGCTACCAAACGCGCCTTCGTTGTTCCCGGACGCAATTCGCGGCATAGACTGCGCGACTGCGTTAACCGTCACGGACTGGGGGTCGGCGTAAGCCAAGGCAGAACTCCTTGCAACTGAGGTTGTAACGAGCACACTGTTGTGGCTCGCCCTGCGTCTCTCGGATTACGAGATTCGCAGTTTCCCTGGTGTCTTGGTTAAACCAAGCGCACCAAGGATGGCCCATTGTCGAATGTTGAAGTTATCGACATTCAGGCCGAACCCATAGGGGGTTGCCCTAGTCCTCGACTTCTGATGAACAGAAGCTGAGGCCATGGGGATCCCACAGTGATTGCCCTTACGGTCAATCACGGGTGAGACTGCGGAGTAGATACGTTCTACACGGGTTTCGTGCATCATGTACCCGTACCGCAGTACCAGCGAGTCGTTGTGGAGCAGTTCGATATTGTGGAGAAATCCACCAACATCGAGCTCCCAATCGACAAGCCAGGACCAGGGTGTTAGTTCCCAGAGAGTGTCCACGCCAAAGCGTGAACCAAGCAGATTATTTGCCATCTGCTCGTACCTCTCAAGCTTGCTGAGGAAATCTGTTGCCTCAGAAAGATGATAGGTAAACGCACCTGAGAACCACGCCTTTGTGTTCGACGTGTCAATCACCCTGTATAGGGACGTGTCGCTAGTAGCATATTCAGACCAAGGCTCGGTTCCGTTCAACGGTGTCATACCGTTGGGGATTGCGAGACTTTCGCTGAATATGCTAACGTCATGTCCCTCTGAAACAGTACACCTCCGACGAAGATGCCTATCGGCACCTGCGTCGCGCTTGAACTGGGCTAACACGCTGCGAAACGTGAGAACCTGTCGAGCGAGTTTCTGGATGTCCGATTTAAACGGCTTGATCCCGAATTGTACGTTAAGATGCTCTCCGCCTATTGCTTTGGCAGAGACACCTTCTCGGTACGATGCGAGACCAACAACTGCGGGAAGTTTTTCCCGCAGTTCACCCAGAAATTGAGCGAGTCCTGCTTCAGGCGCAGTCGGTGCGGTCATCTCTATGGCCCGGGCCCCATCCCTCGATATCTGATTCGATGTCGGGGCGGTGAAGTCCGGGTACGGAGTGATCATCACACGATCTATCCTAGGCCAAATCGGCCCACGATAGATACGAAAACCGCCGGCGTTAGACATCTGCATGTCAGTTGACTGCAGGTCTACGCGACGCTTGTAGCTACGGAACTCATGACCGTTATCGTACCTGGTTTGGTACTCGGCCCTGAGTCCGCGCTTCAGCTCTCTAGTTGAGAGGTTTTCGTACTGCTCC